ACTTATACTTTTAGTTCTAATACTTCTGATTATGGTACTAATATTACCTTTAAAGCAAATGTATTAGTAAATGGATTCATAAATAATGAACAATTATCTTTACAAATAATCAAATCAACAGATAATTTTTTAACATCTCAATCTTTAGAATTAACCCTCTCCCCAACCCCACCTAACATATATTCAACCAGTATACCAACACAAGCATTAGATTATGATTATGATGGTTCCGTCTATATAGCTGTGGGGGGAAATGCTAGTGTTACATATTTAAATGCTATATCTACTGTCCCACAAACATTTGAAAATGGTACTAAAGTAAAAGTAAGATATAAAATATATAGTAATACTTCTCCTTCAATAAACATATTAGGAACTTATCCTACTGATAATTTAGATACATCTTTTTTATTAACTACTGAATATTCTAATATATTAAATATAACTTCTTCATATTGGTTAGGAGCTACTAATTATCCTACATCATCTAATGCTATTCAATATTTAATCGCGACATTACCATTTTCAAGTATATTAAACTCTCAAAATAATTATCTTCAATCTTTATCAACCGTATCAGTAGGATTTAATAATATAACTTCTTTAGCTCATATTCAACCTGGTGATTATATTAGATTTGAGTATGATAAAACAAAACAATCTAAAGTATATAATGTTTCATCTATACCTGGAGGGTATGTTTATCTAGAAATAAAACCACCAATTCCAACAGGATCTATTTTAGATCACTTCACAGTATATAGAATAAATCCAAATGCTGGTAACCAAATAATATTAGATGTACCTAAACCTACAGGTACAACTGGCCAACCATTAACTGGTTTTATTAAACCACAACATATGTCTAAAGAATTAGAAGATAATTTTACAACTATAATTCAAAAACTTGCCGCAGAAGGCACAATATAATAATATTTATAATAAATTAAAATAAAAAATGGGATATTTAAATAACCAAATTGTAACAGTTGATGCTATTTTAACTAAAAAAGGTAGAGAGTTATTAGCTAAAAATGACGGAACATTTCGTATTACTCAATTTTCATTATCAGATGATGAGATTGATTACACTCTATTCAACCCAAACAATCCTTCAGGATCAGCTTATTATGGCCAAGCGATTGAAGGTATGCCTTTATTAGAAGCATTCCCTGATGAAACACAAATAATGAAATATTTACTTACTACATTACCACGTGGTACAGCTAAAATACCTATTATTAATATTGGTTACACTAATATAGTGTTAAAACAAGGAGCTTCACTTTCAATTACTCCTCAAACATTAAATTATTTAGGAGGTACTCAAACCTTTGAAACATCAGGATATAACTTTACTATAGGTGATGTTAGAACAATGAGTGTGTTTAATGGTGTAGGTATTAATACAAATACTTCTACTGCTTTAAATTCAACAACAACACTTGGAACTAATGTGTCTAAAACAGTGATTGGTACTACATTGAATATGACTGGAACTACTATTAATACATTGTTTGGATCGCAAACTCAACTACAAACTATATTAATTGTAACTGGTAGAGATAGTGGAGCAAGAGTAACTATTCCAATTACTATAACAAAAGTTAGCTAATAAAAATATTATAAAAATGTCATATAAAACTTTAGACCCTCAAGATTTTTTAATTAGTGCAGATACTATTACTGCACCATGTTGGACTAATCTAAATAACCCACTAACACTAGTGTATACCTCATCAGTACAAACTGCTGGAACATCAGGTAATTACTATCTAAATGTATACAACGCTGACCCATCTTCTAACCCATCAGCTGAAATTCAATTTAATATAGCTTATGGTAATAGTAAAGGATCAGGATCATTATTATATGATGCTGGTATAAATGGATTGTCCCCTACTAGAACAGTGTATGGTCAATGGAGAAATCTAATATATGGAGATGAAAATACTCAATTTTCATTTTCAACTATTACTCCTACCCAACAAGATTTCTACGCTATATCTATTGATAGAGCCAGATTTAAAGAATCACTATTCCCAGGTTCATTAAGTCTAACTTTATATTCTGCTTCTAGACAAATTGTCTTAACAGATGATAGTTTAACTACAACTACTATTTCTTATTGTGATGCAGGAAGAGTATTCAATATTATCTCTGGAAGTAACGGAATAGCAACCTCAGCTAATGCTTTAGGTGCTATAAATACAGGTATGACTGTTTCTGGATCTTATGGTTTATTCCTACCAGATATTGGAACTATAATATTAAATGCCGCTGCTTTAGATTTACCACACGCTAGTGGAGGTATTGCCTTAAATACATTAAGAACATCAAATGTAAATGTTGCTAATCCATCTCGTTTATTTTCAACAGGGAGTGGAACAAGAGGATTAACTACAGGATCTGTAACAAGTAGCTTTTCACTAAATAGTAATGAAACTATAACCTCAGACTTTGTATTCTGTAGAGCAAGAAATGCTGAATTTAATTACACTGAAAATCCAAGTTTTATATCTGGTAGCACTGGAGCTGTATTGTATGATTTATTTGTTAATAGTCCAACTACATATATTACAACAGTAGGAATGTATAATGATTCAAATGAATTATTAGCTGTAGCTAAATTATCTAAACCACTTAAGAAAGACTTTACAAAAGAGGCATTAATACGTGTTAAACTAGACTTTTAATGAATGGGTGCTTTCAAACAATTTTTAAGCACGGATGTTATTGTAGCACCGTTAGTTGTTAACAAAAGTTTTTCTTTTGAAGGCACTGCATCTTTAAATAATAACGGGATTTTAAGATTAGTAGGACAAGATATTAATAAATCTTCTTCAGCTTTCTTTAATTCAGCTTCTATAGTACCTAGTAGTAGCTCAATCACATTAGGTGGATTATATAATTCTATAAAACAATTATATTATACAAATTATATTTCAAATCCAATTAGTGGCTCAACTTATACTGTTGATTATTTAGGGCGAACTGTAGAAGATAATTCCCAAACTGATGTTTATAGTAGATTTTATAATTATGAATCTACAACCTTATTCCAAACTAATTCATTTGGGTATACTTCTAATTATGGTTATAGTAGATATCTTAGTACTGGTGTATATGTATTACCTATCCCTAGAGATTTATTTGGAGATTATATTAACCCAAATACTTTTCGTATAAAGTTCCCCACAGAAATAGGTGGAGTTGACTATTATGAATTCTATGATAATGGGGAAGGCATATTAATTTCCTCTCCAAATATATATGATGTTAATTATACTCCTATAGGTATTGTTAATTATTCTCATGGTATAATCTCAATTTCTCCTACAATTGCAACCCCAACAATCGATGAAGCATGGTATGGAGATGATTTTACTTGCAGTTTCCAAAGCTCAAGAACAATATATGAAACTCAATATAAATGTGCTATTAGACCTGAGGAATTTAATTTTAGTTTAAATCCATCTCTTATATCAGGCTCCACAGAAGGTACAGTATATAATTTTGTAACAAGTTCATATTTTAGTCCATATGTCACAACAGTAGGTTTTTATAATGAAGCACAAGAATTATTAATGGTAGCTAAATTAGGTCAACCCCTCCCAACAAGTCGAACAACTGACACAACAATATTAGTTAATATAGATAAATAAGATTATGATAAATTGGTTATATAAAGGTAATAAAATTGAAAATATAGAAGATTTTGGTGAACAAACTCCATTTGGATTTGTTTATCTTATTTCTAATACTATTGATGGTAGAATATACATCGGTAAAAAATTCTTACAACATAAAAAGACTAAAAAATTAGGTAAGAAAGCTATGGCTGAACAAACTGGTCCTGGTCGCAAGAAAACTAAAGAAGTCTCATATGCTGAATCAGATTGGAAAACATATTGGGGTAGTTGTAAACCATTACTAGAAGACGTAACACATTTAGGTGAGGATAAATTCTATAGAGAAATACTAGACCTAGCATGGACATCAAAACATCTATCATATCTTG